ATAAATATTATAATGTAAGAAAAGTATGAAGTCCTTATAAATAAAGGCTTTTATAGATTTTGTAATATAATTAGGTCTTAATTAGGTCTTGTTTTTAATTGTTTTTAAGAAATAATTAATAGATTTTTTGAAAAATTAGATCTTGTAAGTTATGATTTTTACAATATTTTTCAATAATAATCATATAATTTTAATTATTTTTAACCTTGACAAAATCATAATAATTTGATAAATTATTATCAAGTAAGACCACTGGTAGGTTACTAAATGTTAACCGTGCTATATGTACGGAGCCCCAGTGGCATTATAAAAAGAGACTTTAGGGTCTCTTTTTATTTTTTGGGAATAAACTGGATTTAAAATTTTTTGGAAGTAAATAAGGTAGGACTTTTTCAACTATTTTTATGTTTTTATATTTATTATAAAATGTATTAACTATTAAATCTGCTAATTGTATTTCAAAATTAGATTTTGAATCAAAGTATCTTACATCAAATTTAAAGTCATATAAACAAAACTCTGTTGTTAAATAATCTTGGAGATTTCTTAGTTTTTCAACTCTTATATTTCTATTATCACAGCAAATTTTAATATCATAAAACAAATTTAAATCTAAAGATGGTATTACACAATCTTTAATTAAAATTTTACATGCATAATTGAAAAAAATATTTTCGTTGTTCATATTTTTATACATTGCATTTTTATCAAATATTTTAGAAATGCCTATAAATGTTGGAATATCTTGTATTAAATTAAAAATATCAATTTTTTCATATTCTGTCATATCAAATGATTTTATTTCAAAAGTCAAAGGTAAATTTTTTTGCTTTTTTAACTTATAATTATATCTTTTGTATAAATGTTTTACTTTATCTTTATCTTCTGATTCAATCATATAACCACCTATAGCAAAAAAATTACATTTATTATTACAATGAATCGCTCCACTTTCATCTAAGAAAATATATATTGTTTTTCTATTCATCTTAAACCTCCGTATATTGAACTGAAAATAGTATATCATAATAGTTAAACAAATCGTTATTTTAATTTATTAATCTTATTAACAACTTCGTTTAATGTAGAAGTAAACATGTGTGAGTATGTATTAAGGGTAGTAGTAATATTAGAATGTCCCATATATTGAGCGATAATAGTTATGTTAGCATTATTATTTATAAGAAGAGAAGCACAAGAATGTCTAAATGAATGTATATTAATCTTTTTTAATTTTGATAGTTTTGCTAATTTTATATTTTCTAATCTAACATCATTTAATGAAATAGGTTTATTCCCACCAAATACGAACCAATTATCATCAAAACAATAAAATGTACTGTAATAATGATAAAGTTGCTCTATATGACTAAAAAGGAGGTTAGGGATAGGTATTTGTCTAATTCCTGCACTTGTTTTTGGAGATGTTATAGTTTTATATCCAGAAGGTATTTGTTTACTAATATTGATTGTTTTACTTTTAAAATCAATATCGTTCCAATTTAAAGCTCTTAATTCTCCAATTCTTAAACCACAAAAATATAAAGTTTCAAATAATACTTGATAATTCAATTCTTTTTCATTTGAAATAAATTTTTTAAATTGATCATAGGTATATATATCCATTTTTTTCTTAATTTGATTTGGGTCTTTAAAAAGTTCTATATTTTTAATATTAAATGAAATCGTAATATTATTTTTAGTTATAAATTTTGAAATAATTGATTGAACATTACTTAGCAGTGTATTTTTGGTATTTAATGATAATTTACAAGAATTTATATATTCTTTCCATGTCTCTATATTTTTAACTGATAAACTCTTTAATTTAGTCTTAAAAAGTGGTTTAAAATAATTACTTCTACACTTGTATTGATTTATAGTAGTATTTTTATATTGATTATCTTTATTATTAATTAGATATAAATAAGCATCATAAAATGTATATGATTTATGATCATTATTGACTTTATTCAGCAAAAAAATTCTTTCAGCCTCAAGGGCTTCTGATTTTAATGAATATTTCATTGATTTTTTTTGTTTTCTTTCACCAAAAGCATCATCATAGAAACATCTATAATACCAGGATCTACCATCTTTAGTAGGTTCTGTTGATTTATATACTGGCATTGTTTACCTCCTTATATTTTTTAATTAAATATTGAAACAAACACCAGTAAATGATATAATTTAGTAAGAAAATCTCTTACATTTACATTTATGTATTTGTTTGTTAGTCGTCCAAGGCTTTTAAGGTTTTCTAGGCAGTGTTAGTAGCACTGCTTTTTTTATATTATATTTTATAAAATATTTTATAATCATATTCATTGTAAAAATATTTATCTTTATCTTCGTCATAATCGATAGTTTTACCACCGTCAAAATTTATAATACACTCAATCGTTTCTTGATTTTTCATAATCTCATTTAACTCATATGTTGCTTTCTTTTGTGCTATAAAAATTGGATAATTTTTATTATCAATATCTTTTAAATATATTACAAAAGTATATGTTCCATCTTCGTTTTGAACTTTATGGATAAGTCCAGGAAAGTTAATTCTATCATATTGTGAAATTAGTTCTTCTTGTTCTTCTTCAGCTTTTTTTAAGCTGTATCCGTTATATAAATCTTTTTCTTCATATAATGTATGTAAATAATCACGTGTAATTTTATCAATGTTAGTTTTACTCTTTTCATCATAATATTGTTCTGTTGAATAGCATTTTGTTGTAGTTGGTAATAAATCTTTTTTCTTTAAGTTATTATTGTAAATATATTTATAATAAATTAATAAGTATAAATATATTCCTCCAGTAACCATTGTTAAAACAATTTGAAGCATAATGCTTCTTTTTTTTAAAATTAAATCTTTCACATATCCTCCTTATCATTAATTTTATCAATTAAACTTTCTATTATTTTTTTATTTTCTTTGCTTAATGTATCAAATTTATCTTTAATATTATTTGTTTCTTTTGCTGTATCCCAATTAAGTAGAAAGTTAGCATCAACATTTAATATTTCACATAAATAATAAATAATATCGACATCAGGTTTACTGACACCATTTTCCCAGTTGGATATTGTAGTATTTGTAACGTTTACATTGTGTTTTGTAAACAACAAATCTGAAACATCTTGTTGTCTCATTTTATTATTGATTCTAGCTTCTTTTATTCGTTCTCCAACACTCATTTTATCACCTCTTTACATAAAAATAATATCATAACAGTACAAAAACTTCAATAAAATTGAAATATTATTCAAAAAACACTTGATTTATTCCAATGAATTTGTAATAATGTATTTAAGTTCAAGAATATTGAAGTTGGAAAGGAGAAAATATGATAGCAGAAAAAATATCCAAATACTTAAAAGATAATGGTATTCAAAGAAAATATATTGCAGAAAAAATAAAAATGCCAATAAATGTATTAAGTATGACACTAAATGGAAAAAGAAGAATGCAATTAGAAGAATTTATTGCAATAGTTAAAGTCCTAAATTTGGATCCAAATTACTTTCTGGATAATTAATAATGAAACAGCAAAAGAAACAAATAATATTAAAAGTCTTGGACGACTAATAAAAAAGATTAATAAACAAAGGAGATTTTCAAAATGAACGTTAAAGAAATAATAATAAAAACAAAAGAGTTTCAAAAAAAACAAAAAAGATTAAAACAACAAGGTAAAAAAACAATTTTTAAAAGAATAAAATGGAAAAATGTAGCAATCTGTATTCCATTATTAATGGTATTTATAGTAGGAGCAATAACAATATTTAAATGGTCTTTTATTGGAAATGGAAAAGTAGAAGAAACCAAAACACCAATTGGATCATATTATTGTAAGGGAGGGGCAATATTTAGAATATGCTGGACTGATAACAATGATGTATATGATGCCTATGGTAGATAATATGGCAAGAATTAGAAAAATATTATCAGCAAACGAAATACTTGATATATGCTCTAAACAATGGGCTACACTGCAAGATATAAAGAGTCTTGCGAGTGTTGGAAATAATAAAGCAATACAAATAAGAAAAGACATAAAAGCTACATATGGTGAAAATAAAAAATTATTCAATGAATTAATACCTATGTCAGATGTGATTAAATATATAGATTTAGATATTGAATATCTTAAAAAGGTAAGTAAGAGGTAAATTATGGATAAAGAAGAATTAATTTATAATTACTTAATAAAATATCATCAAGGTATTAATAATAGAATTAAAGGTAAAGAGTTAATGCTTAATTTTGAAATTAACGATCATAAGACATTAAGAAAAATAATTCAAAACATTAATAGAAGTAAATATTACGAAAAATTAATTGGAGCAGTAAGTTCTAAAAAAGGTGGTTACTTCATATGTATAACTCAAGAAGAAACTTTAAAAGCAATAAACAATCGCAGACATCGTGCAAATCAAATGCTTAAAGAATGTCACATAATGAAATGGAAATATAATAAGCAAAAGAATAAAACGGAGGAGTAAAATATGGCAAATAAATCATCATATTATTATTTAAAAATAAAAGAAAACTTCTTCGATACAGAAGATATGAAATTACTTGAAAGTATGGATAATGGGTATCAATATTCCAATATCTTAATGAAAATGTATTTATTAAGTCTAAAAAATGGGGGAAAACTAATGTATAAAGATAAAATCCCTTACAACTCTAAAATGTTATCAACGATATTAAATCACAATATAGATATCCTGGATAAAGCGATAAATATATTTAAAGAACTTAATTTAATCGAAGTTATGGATACAGGAGCAATATTTATGATAGATATTCAAAATTTTATAGGGCAATCAAGTGATGAAGCAGATAGAATTAGAGCGTTTAGAAAAAGAATTGAATCAGAAAAAATGCTAGAAAATAAGAGTGATGTACAAATGTACAATGAATGTACGACAAATATCGCTAATATTAAAGATAAAGACATAACTAAAGATAAAGATAAAAATATATATATGAGCGAATTTGAATCGCTCTGGGAAATTTATCCGAATAAAAAAGGTAAAGATGTAGCAATAAAAAAGTATTTACTTGCAAGAAAGCAAGGAGCAACTTACGAAGAAGTATGGCAAGGATTGGAATCCTATATCGATTATTGTAATAAGAACAATTTAAATATTCAGTATATAAAACATGGATCTACTTGGTTTAGTCAAAAATCTTGGAAAGATGATTATAATAACAACTTAAAAGGACAAAAACAAATAATACCAGAGTGGTTCGACAAAGAAATAAAATCTACCACATTAACAGAAGATGAATTAAAAGAAATGAATGATTTATTATCAGAATTTAAGGAGGATTAAAAATGATAAAAAAAATTAAAGAGTGGTTTAAAAATTTAAAAGTTGATAATGAAAATTATTTAATTCAAGAAGAAACATCAAAAAGAAAACTCAGAAAAACCATTAACTATTTAGAATTAAACAATGATGTTTTAAAAGGAATTATTAAAGATGAGTTATATCTAGCATTTATTAATCAAATTAATGATGAGGCAACCTTGAAAAGGTTAAAAGATGAAAATAAAGAATTGAGAAGTAAATTAAAAAATTATAAAGAAGAATTACTGCTATTAGAAAAAAAGAAAGGAAATAAATAATGGAAATAATAGGAATATTGTTGATAGGAAGTTTAATAATCTTTTTCATAGGGATAGGATTTGTATTAGGAGTATTTGTAGATTTTTATGAAGAAGATGAAGATTTATTCAAAGAAGAATTAGAACTAAATAAAATTATTATCAACTACTTATTAGAAAAAATTAAAACAAAAGAATTAGAAGAAGAAACAGGAAAGAGGAAAAAATGAAAATAACTAAGATTGAAATAAGAAAAAATGAAAATAAAGAAGAAAAAGTAAGAGGATATGTAGCATTAGAATTTGATAAAGCATTTGTTCTAAAAAATATAAAAATAATAGATGGAAACGAAAGGATGTTTGTAGCAATGCCGTCAATTAAAGGAACTGATGGAAAATATTATGATACAGCATTTCCAATAACTAAAGAGTTTAGATCATACATAGAAGAAGAAGTTCTAAAAGAATATAACAAATAATAATCAATTTAAAAACACTTTATATATTAATATCGTAATGGTATTCATATCCTTTCTATTATTATTATATTTTAATAACGAGTTTGTAGTGTGAGTTTGGTTATTAAAAAAATAAAAAGCTGAAAGAAAGAGGTAAAAAATGATAAATACAATATTATCAATTATCATTACAATTATTGCAGGATTAATTACCAGTATAATAGTCATTTTAGCTAATGAATTTAAAAAATATGATAGAAATGATGAAAATAAAAAAGATAAAAAATAGAAAGGAAGTGTTAAATTGCGAAGAATAAAATTTTTTGGTGGACAACAAGAAACATTACCAATAAAAAAAGCAAAACAATTAGAATCATTTATGTTTAATTTGATTAAGAAAATAGAACAAGCAAAAACTGATAATAAAAGATATTTAGCATATCGTAATTGGATTTTATGTTTAATTGGATTTAACACTGCGTTTCGAGCTGAGGATTTACTTCAATTAAGAGTAAAAGACATTAAAAAAGGATATGTTTCAATAAAAGAAAATAAAACTGGAAAAATGCAAAATTTCAGAATGAATAAACAACTCCATCAAGACATACTTAAATACATAGATACGTTTGAACTAACGGATAGTGATTATATGTTTATGGGGCAAAAGAAAAAAGAAACAAAGAATGGTAAGACATATAACTTAATTTATCCAATAACCAGACAACAAGCTCATTCAATAGTAACTAAGAATGCAGAAGAGGTTAATATAGATTTTAAGTTTGGATTACATAGTTTACGAAAAACGTTTGGATATTTTTATATTAAAAATGGTGGAAAACCAGATACCTTAATGAAAATGTACAATCACGATGATTATAACGTTACTATGAGATATGTATCTTGGGGAATAGATGATGCAGAATCAGATCGTGAGAGCATGTATCTAGGTGGAGTTCATAAATAGGAGGGAAAATAAATGAAAACAAATCTGAATAATCTTAATAATTATTTATTTGAACAATTAGAACGATTATATGATGAAGATGAAGACTTCGATAAAGAAGTTAAAAGAGCTAAATCAGTAGCAACTATTGGTACAGCAATAATTAACAATGCAAAATTAATATTAGATGCTAAAAAATATACTGATGAAATGGGCTACACTAACTCATCGGAGGTGTTAAAACTTGAAGACAAATTACAATCAAAAGATGATAGATTATCTAATAGATAACTATAAAGGTAAAGAAACTAAAGAACTTGCGGAAGAAATGTCTCAGGTGTTCGGAATAAAAATCAAGTCTTCTTCTATTCAAAATAAAAAATCTTCATTAAAAAGACAAGGATATGAATTTGAACCTGTTCCTAATGCTGGAAGATTTATTAAAGGGCAACAATCATTTAATAAAGGTCTTAAATGGGATGAATTTATGTCTAAAGAAGGACAAGAAAATTCAAGAACAACAACCTTTAAAAAAGGTAATATTCCAGTTAATCATAAACCTGTTGGAAGTGAAAGAATAAATGTTGATGGTTATGTTGAAATTAAGGTTGCAGAGCCTAACAAATGGGATTTAAAGCATAGAGTTGTATATAGACAGTTACACGGAAAAATCCCAGAAGATGGAATTATTACATTTTTAGATAGCAATCCATTGAATTTGGATCCAGATAATTTAATTTTAATCAATCTAAATCAAAACTTGATATTAAATAAAGAGAAATTAAGGAGTGAATATCCTGAAATAACTAAATCAAGCATATTCATTGCTAAGATTATGGAAAAGGGTGGATTTAGAAATAGTAAAAAATGACAGATTATGAACAATTATACTATGATCCACTGTATGAAATAAAACAGTTGACTGCAAGAATTAATAAATTTATTAGATATATTAAAAGGGGAAGATAAATAAAAGTTATAAAAAGAAAACTTCTTAAAAATACTAAATTAACGATAAATCACATTATGGTAAAGTTTATAAAAACAAAAAAATAAAAATTCATTAAATAACCTTATAAAATAAACAAAAAAATTAAAAACACTAACAACGAAAAACTTTACAGTCTTAGTGATTATGTAAAGTTTATTAATAAAGAAGAGAGAAGATATAAAGGAGTAAAATGGTTTAATGAAAATAGAAGATTTAGATAAATATTATTTTATCAACAAAGAAATACAATCTTTAAAGCAACAACTAAAGGACTTACAAAATATAGACATTGAGATATCCATAACTGATGGATTACCATTAGGAGTTAATACTTATAATCCAGCAAACATTATTAATTCAAAAAAAGAAAAGATTGAAAATAGAATAAAAATAAAAATAGAAACACTTCTAAGTGAATATGAGAAGTTAGAGAAGTGGTTAAATAAAATAGAAGAATCAGAAATAAGAATAATTATCAGGATGAGATATATAGAAATGAAGAGGTGGGAAGATATAGCTAATTATCTTCATACTGATAGAACTAATCCAAGAAAGAAATTAAAAACTTATTTGATAAAGAAAGGAGTTAAAAAAAATGTGGGTAATAGCAATAAGCATTTTTATAAGTAGTTTATTACGATCTGCCAGTATAGATAAAGCAGTTGATAAACTTATTGAACATAAAAATAGAAAGGACTAAATAATGGCTAAATGGTTCAGTAAGAAGTTTTATAATACTTCAGCATGGAAAAAGACACGAAATGCATTCTTTGATAGCAAGTTTGGCATATGTGAGTTATGTGGTGAAAAAGGTGAAGAAGTTCATCATATAATTCCTATTACTCCTAACAACATAAACAATCCAGATATAACACTTAACTGGAATAATCTACAATTATTATGTAGAAGCTGTCACGAACTTATAGAAGAGAAAGCAAAAGCAACAGTAGATGGACTTAAATTTGACACAAATGGTCAATTGATGGAGGAGAAGAAATATGAAGATAATAATATTAACAACGAGTGATATGACATTAACATATGAGTTAGAAGAAAACATATCAATAAAGGATATAAAGGAAGAGTTAGAAGTTAACGAATACATAGGATTCCAAACTAAAGATGGTGTAGAGATAATTATTAACCTAGATAAGATAGTAGCAATAGAGTTTCACAAAGATAAAGAATAGCCCCCCTATAATTTAAATAGGGTACTACATATATAAACCACCCAATGAACCTCCAAAAACCTCAGAATGAGTTTTGAGGGTGTAGGGGTAGAAAGGAAAAAGGAAAATGAACACTGTAAAAAAAGAAATAAAAAAGGAAGTAAATAAAATCAGTAATAAATCATTAGAAAAACTCGATAATGCGAAACAAATTGACAAACAAAAGAAAATAAAAAAAGCAACCAAAGAAATAAGCAAAATATTCAAAAACGTTTCTATGGCTAATCAACCTAAAATAAAAGAGTTAATAAATAGATGTGCTTTTTTGTTAGTTATGGCAAAAGAAATGGAAGCAAATTTAATACAAACAGATGATTTTTACACTATTGTTATTAACAAAAGTCAGCGATATGTAAAAATAGATCCATTATTAAGAGAATATAGAGATACAGTGAAAAGTTATCAACAAGTAGTAAAGCAATTAATAGAAATAACAAAAGGGGAAGTTGTTGATAAAGATGATTTATTAAAAGAATTTTTACAAAAGGACTAAAATTTGAAAAATTATATATTAGAATATAGTAATTTAATTAAATCTAAAAAAATAATTGTTTCTGCTAAAATTAAAAAACAAATTGATAAACTTGTTTTTGATATTAATAATCCAAAGGAATATTATTTTGATTTAAAAAAAGCTAGTAAACCTATAGAATTTATTGAAATATTTTGTAAACATTCAAAAGGTCAGTGGGCTGGAAAAAATGTAGTTTTAGATTTATGGCAGAAAATGATAATTCAAGCAATATTTGGCTTTGTTGATAAAGAGGGATTTAGAAGATATAGAGAAATCCTTTTAGTAGTAGCACGAAAAAATGGTAAATCAACTTTATTATCAGCAATAGCATTATATTTATTATTTGCAGATAAAGAGGGTGGTGCTCAAATTTGTTGTGTTGCTTCTAAAAAAGACCAAGCAAGAATAGTTTTTAATGAAGCAAAAAATATGGTTGCACAATCTCCAACACTCGCAGGGCATATTAAAAAAAGAAAAAGTGATTTATATTTTCCTTTAACTTTTTCTACTCTCGAGCCTTTAGCAAGTGATTCTAATACTCTTGATGGATTAAACGTTCATGGAGGAATTATTGACGAACTTCACTCTATAAAGGATAGAAATTTGTATGATGTTATAAAACAATCAACTACAACTAGACAACAACCATTAATTTTAATGATAACTACTGCTGGTTTTGTACGAGAATGCATATATGACGATATGTATGAATACGGAGATAACGTATTAAATGATGTAATTAAAGATGATAGATTTTTACCTTTAATATATGAACTTGATAGTAGAAGTGAGTGGACGATTCCTAAAATGTGGCAAAAAGCAAATCCTGGATTATCGACAATTAAAGATTTAGAATCATTAGAAGAAAATGTTGCACGAGGTAAAAATGATAGAAAATTTTTACCGACATTATTAACAAAAGATTTCAATATTAGAGAAACTGGAGTTAATAGTTGGTTATCTTTTGAAGCAATCAACAATCAAGAAACTTATGATATTAATAATTTTAAAGATATATATGCAGTTGGAGGTGTAGACTTATCATCAACAACTGATTTAACTTGTGCAACTATTATTTTTAAAAAAGAAGAACAATTTTACGTTGCTCAAATGTATTTTATTCCAGAAGATAAAGTAGAACAAAAAGAAAAAGAAGATAAAGTTCCGTATAAGATATGGGAAAAACAAGGATATGTACGTTTTTGTCCTGGAAACAAAGTAAATTATAGTGATGTAACAGAATGGTTTATAGAATTAAGAGATACATACAAGATATATACTTTATGGATAGGATATGATCCTTGGGGTGCTAGTATGTGGGTTGATGAAATGAAGAGAAATGGCTTTCAAATGCTAGAAGTAAGGCAAGGAGCAAGGACAATGTCTTCACCAATGAAGTTATTATCAAGTGAACTTGAAGCAAAAAAATTAAATTATAATAACAATCCAATTCTAAAGTGGTGTTTAACAAATACTCAAATTGAAGTAGATAAAAATGAAAATATAAGACCAGTTAAGGGTAGAAATACAAAACAAAGGATAGATGGAGCTGTAGCCTTAATTGATGCATATGTTATTCTGCAAGAAAAATGGGAAGACTACATCACAATGACTAATTATTAACACTTTTATTAATAAATAAAGGTGTTTTTTTATGTTATAAAGTTTCCCACAATTCCCATTTTAATTATGATATAAATATACTTGAGAAGTATAAATTGGAAAGGAGATAACTTAATGGGACTATTTTCTAGATTCTTTGAAAAAAGAAAACTACAAATATTAACTAATGATTTTAGAGTTCTAAACGGTTATACTCCAGCATTTACTACATACAATGGTGGTTTATATGAAATGGAAGTAATCAGAAGTGTTATTTCATCTATTTCTAATCATTGCAGTAAATTAAATCCAGTGATAAATGGAAACAATAAACATAAAAAACTTTCTAAAATATTGCAAACAAAACCTAATAAGTTAATGACTATGCAACAATTTTTAGAAAAATTAGTAAATATACTTCTAATAGAAAATAATGCATATATTGTTCCAATTTATAGTGATTATTATGAATCTAATATTGTTGGATTATATCCGATAAGAAGCATAGATGCAAAGATTATAAAATATGAAGATGTTGATTATTTAGTTTATAAAATTGGAAACGAAGAATTTGCAACTGAATATGAAAAAGTAGGACACTTAAGAAATAATTTTTATTCTAAAGATTATCTTGCAGATGGTAATTCACCACTTAGAAATACACTTGATTTAATTAATTTACAAAATCAAGGTGTTAAAGAGGGAATAAAAAAGGGTGCTTCAATTAGATTTCTTGCAAGACTTACAAATACAATAGCACCAGAACATTTGAAAAAAGAAAGACAAGCTTTAACTGAGGCAAATCTTGGAATTGATAATTCTGGTGGAATAATGATATTTGATAACAAATATTCTGATGTTAAAGAAATATCTTCAAAACCATTCATAATTGATAATGAACAAATGAAGAATATCAACAATAATATATTCAATTATTTTCATATCTCTGAAGAAATACTTCAAAACAAAGCAAATGAGGATGAATGGAATGCATTTTACGAGGGGAGAATAGAACCTATATCACTTCAAATAAGTCAAGTACTAACAAATATGTTATTTACTGATAAAGAATTAGAGAAAGGATATGGAGTAACATTTGAAAGTTCTAGACTTCAATTTGCAAGTAATAAAACAAAATTAGATTTTACTACTCAAATGTTTGATAGAGGTCAATTGACTATTAATCAATCATTAAGTATTTGGAATTTACCACCAGTTGTTGATGGAGATAAAAGATATATAAGAAAAGAATATACAGAAGTAAATAATCTAGATAAGGAGGTTATTGAAGATGATAAAACAAGTTGAAAATGCAAAAGTTTCTAATATAGAAATGAAAAAAGCAAATTTAGATATCAAGCCTAAAAAAAGAATAGTATTAAAAGAATATCATTCTAAAGAATATTTAAGCAAAATAGAACAAGCACAATCAGAAAAAGTGCTTTTTATTTTACCAAACGGAAAGGAGTACACTAATGAATAACATTGTTATAAATAAAAGTCAGCAAAAAGAAGTTAGATTTTTTAGTGAATCTGTTAAGGTTAGATCTGAAGATGAAAATAAAATGATAATTGAGGGATATGCTGTGACATTTGAAAGTCCTGCAACTCATAATTTTTTTGGCGAAGATTATACGGAAATAATAGATAAAAAAGTATTTGATAATTGTAGAATGGATGATGTGCCATTGAAATATAATCACGATGATAGTCATTTAATTCTAGCAAGAACAAGAAATAAATCACTTCAATTAACAATAGATGAAAAAGGTTTAAAAATAAGAGCAGAATTAATAGATACAACATCAAATGTAGATATTTATAAATCAATTAAGAGTGGTTTATTAGATAAAATGAGTTTTGCCTTTACTGTATCAAATGAAGAATATGATATAAAGACAAATACTCGAAGAATTACTGGTATCGATTGTCTGTATGATGTGAGTGTGGTGGATACTCCATTCTATGATACGACAGAGGTATATGCTAGATCAATTAAAGATAATTTGGATAAAGAGTCTTTAAAGTTGGATAACTTAAGATCTAAAAAAAGACTTTTAGCAAATAAGTTAAAAGTTAGAAAAATGATTTTAGAAAATATGGAGGTAATAAAATGAAAGAAAGATTAGAAGAAATCATTAAAAGACTTCAAGAAATCACTGTTGAACTTGAAGATGAAAATACAGATGAAGCAAAAACAAAAGAATTAGAGGAAGAAAGTAAAAGTCTAATCGAAGAACAAAAAAGTTTAATGGCAAGTGTAGAAAAGAGAAAACAAACACTTGAAAAAGTAAAAAGAGGTATGGTTGGAACAGAAATAGAACCAGAAGAAAGAAAGGATAATAATATGGATGCTAAAAAAGTATATAGAAGTGCATTTTTTAAAAAATTACAAGGTAAGGAATTAACAGAAGAAGAAAAAAGAGCATTAACAACTGAAAATACAAGTGCAGGTGCAGTAGTACCAGAAGAAACATCAAAAGAAATTATAAAAAAAATAGCAACAATAGCACCAGTATTAAATGATATTACATTATTAAAAACAAAGGGAAATGTAAAATTTGCAGTAGAGGGAGTAAAAACTGAAGCAAATAAGCATGGAGAAAATGCTTCAATTAATTCAGATAATGATACTTTAGTAGAAGTAAGTTTAGCTGGATATGAAGTTACAAAGAAAATTCAAATATCAGACAGTGTAAAAACTATGAGTATCGATGCATTTGAAACTTGGTTAGAAGATATGATTGCAGAAATGGTTGCTAAGAAATTATCAAATTTAATTTTCAATGGTACTGGAAATGGAGAAGCTAAAGGAATAACAAAAATAGCTTATAATGCGTCTAATCAAGCAAAAGCAACAACAATAACATCAGATTTAATAAGAAAAGCAGTTGGATTATTACCATCTGGATATGATGCAGGTGCAAAAATGTATATGAATAAGAAATTCTTATTTAATGAATTATTACCATTACAAGATAACGCTAAAAATGAATTAGTAAGAATAGTAGATGGAAAATACTACGTATATTCATATGAAGTATCACTTGATGATTCAATTGTAGATACTGAAGCATATTTAGGAAATATGAAAAAATATGTTGCAAATTTAGCAGAAGATGTAAATGTTAAGAGTGCATATGATATTGACACAAATAGTTATAAATATTTAGGTGTTGCAATTTTTGATGGTAAACCTGCGATAGAAGAAGCATTTGTTCAAATCAAAAAAGGTGCATAGAAATATATAGGAGGAGATAGCAATGTTAGAAAAAATAAAACTATCATTAAGAATAAGTAATGATGCTTACGATAATGAGATACAAGATGAAATAAATTCTTGTAAAAAAGATTTAGAAATATCTGGCATTGCTAAATCTTTAATTAAAGAAGATGATCCATTGATAATTCAAGCAATAAAACAATATGTTAAAGCAAGTTTTGGATATGATAATCCTGATTCTGAAAAGTTTAAAGAAAGTTATAAACTACTTAAACAACATTTAGCAATAGTTTATAAAGAAGAGGATTAATAGTATGTTTTTCAAAGATGTAGGCTATTTATGTAAAGAAATTCAAACTTTAGATAAATTAAAAAGACCAAGAATATCATACAAAGAAGAAAAAGTATTATGTAATGTCAAATCAATAGGATACACAGAATTTTATCAAGCTCAAAGTGTTGGATTAAGACCAGAAATAAAAGTTCAGTTGAGATTAGTTGATTTAGATGATGTAACTCATTTTAAGTATCAAGATAAACTTTATAAAGTTATAAGATTTTATAAAAAAGAAGATATTAGTGAAATAATATTAACATCTATGGTAATTGATAATGAGTAAAGACCCTAAAATAGAATTTATTGATAGATCTACTGAAACTTTTAAAACAATGCAAAAATTATCTAGAAAAGGATTGCGTGAAGCTGGAAAAATAGTAACTAAAACAATACAAGATGATTTAAATTCTAAACATAAACATACTGGAAATATGGCGAAAGCCGTGAAAGCACGAATTAAAGTTGATAAAGAAAGTGGAATACCTTTTATGGAATTAGGATATCTTACTCGTAAGAATATGAAAAAGAAGTATGGCATTAAATATTTTGTTAATCCATCTTGGTTAGAATTTGGTGTCTCATCTCATATTATTCAGACAAAACAAAAAAAGAGCAAATCTATAATTAAACTTTTAAGTTATGAATTAAAAGATTATAAAGGTAGAAAGTTTGGTTTTGAGGTGAAACATCCAGGTGAAAAAGGTGTTGATTTATTAAGAAGTACAGTATTCAGTAATATTGATAAGATAAAAGAATGCGAAAACGAAGCACTACAAGCAATAGAACAAATGAGGATAGAAGCAGGAATGAGTGTTGATGTTGATTATGAGGAGGAAGAAGTTGGTTAGTTTATTTTTAGAAAAAATTATAGAAAAAATCAATGAAATTTATCCTTGTTATTACGAAGAAGTTCCAAGCAGTGCATCATTTCCATTTTGTGTTATTCCAACGATAAATATCAATGATTTAGATATGGGAAAAACAATAATGTTTACTATTGAGATATACAATAATGAATTATCAAAGATTATATCTGAAGATATAATGCAAAATTTAGAAAAGCAATTAGATAGATATCATTATATTGATGATACTATTGCATTTCATATAGGTTGGGACAACTCACGAAGTGTTAAATCAATAGAACAAGATTTAATAATTAGAGAAGTGTCATTGACTGCAAGAATATTTAATATAGGAGGTTAAATATGGGATTAATTAGATTGACAAAAGCTCAAACAGAAAAAATTCAAATTGATGAAGGTATTGTAGTTCTTGATTTAGGAGAACCCTCAGAGAAAGTTCTAGGTCCTACAAGAGGTGGAGCAGAATTTACTGCAACACCTACAATTAGAGATATTGAATATGATGGAAGAAAAGGAAAAACAAAAGGATTACAGGTTAAAGATGGTGAAGATGTTTTATTAAAGGTTTCCTCACTTGATTGTAGTCAAGAAGTTTTAAAACTTGCAATTCCTAATTCAAAATTAGAACAAACAACAAAAGAAATCAAACAAAGTGAATTTGGATTAATTCAAGAAGATAATTATTTAAAAAATGTGGCAATAATAACAAAAACATTAGATGGAAAATTTAAAATATTAACTTTAAAAAATCCAATGCATGAGGGAGCATTTGGTTTCAAAGCCACATCAAAAGCAGAAAATGAGCATAATTTAGAATTTATCGGTCATTATGATTATACAAATCCAGATGATCCAATTTGGAGCGTTAAAGATGCCGACACAAACCCAATAGTTGGCTAGAACCAACTATTTTTTATTAGGAGGAGAAAAATGGAAAAAATATCAACAGAAATAATTATGTCTTTAAGTGAAATTATAGATAAAATGGGTATTGCTAATGAATTAAAACAATTAGAAGTAACTACAGGAGACGAAAAAAAGGATTTAGAAAGATTAGGGCAAGAAGTTATTATTTTAATATTCACTAAATTATATAAAGTAAAAGAAGAAGTTTATGATTTAATTTCTAAATATAGAAATATTTCTATAGAAGAAGCAAAACAAGAAAATGCTATAGGTATATTTAAAGAAATATTAAATATTGATGGTGTAAGAGATTTTTTATCATAAATGTAGGACTTGGAACACCAATGATCCTACACATTTTATATAAGTATTATGGGGGGATTGCTTTTTTTGAAAATAAACCAATTTCTCTTTTAAATAATTGTATAAATTATGGAATTAAAAAAGAACAAGAAATACCAAAATTAATATATGAAATATTTAAATATATATCTGGGGAAACAAGTGAATTAGAAGCAGAACCTATCAATAAACATATGAGAAGTAGAGAAGAAATATTAAAAGATTATGGAATGATATAGGAGGTAGATTATGGCAAAATTATTCAGTTTATTTGGCGAAATTATTATTGATAATAACGATTCAAGAAAAAAAATAAATGAAACTATTAAAACAGCTAAATCTGCTTCTAGTAGTTTCAAAGAACAATTTGGAAAAGTAGCAAAATCAGCAGTGAAAATAGGTACTGCAGTTGTAGGAACTGGAAGTGCTATTGTTGGAAGTTTAACAGCTATGGCAAATAAATCAGCAGATACTGCTGATCAATTTGATAAAGCAAGTTTAAGAACTGGAATAAATGTTGAAGAATTACAAAGATTAAAATATGCTGCAGGTCAGTCTGGTATAGAGCTTGGAAGTTTAGAAAAATCTGCTAAGAAAATGAATGAAAGATTGAGTGAAGTTGCTACTGGAAATAAAAAATCAAGTGAAATGTTTGAAAAATTAGGAGTATCAGTTAGAGATTCCAATGGTAATATGAGAAGTTCTACTGATATTTATAATGATGTTCTAAACAAACTTGCTGATATGGGAGATACAGCAGAAACAACAGCTTTGGGAACTGAATTATTTGGTAAAGCGTTTGTTGATATGAAACCATTACTAGCTGAGGGTTCAGATGGAATAAAAGCTTTAAAAGATAATGCTGATAAACTCGGAATAGTAATGAGTGAAAAATCAGTTAAAGCAGGAGTAAAATTTGGAGATACAATGGCTGATATAAAATCTTCAATTGGGGGAATATTAAATAATATAAGTGGTGCATTATTTCCAGTAATTCAAGAAGTTTTAGACTTAGTTATTAAAAATTTACCTACAATTCAGAGTTTATTTACTGAATTAGCTCCAGTTTTAAGTGATCTATTAAAAGGATTATTGCCACCACTAATTGAATTAGCAAAGAAAATATTTCCAATATTACTCAAGTTATTTAATAAAATAATGCCTTTTATTTCAAAATTGATAGAAGCAATATTACCAATAATAATTCAATTGTTAGAAATGTTATTACCACCTATATTACAAATAGTAGAAATGGTTTTACCAATATTATTAAAGTTAATTGAACCGTTATTGCCATTACTAAAACCTATTTTGGATTTGTTATCTCCATTTATTGAATTGTTTGTAGAACTTTTAAAGCCTTTAATAGATTTAATTAATTTAATACTACCTCCACTAATAACATTACTTAAAGTAATTTTAGAGCTTATATTGCCACCTTTACAATTAGCATTTAGTGTTGTTGCTGGAGTAATCAAAGCAAGCTTAGGTGGAGCATTTGAGTATATTAGAAATCAAGTACAAGTAGTAATGAATGTTTTTACCAATATAATTGATTTTATTAAAAATGTCTTTACTGGAAATTGGAAAGGTGCATGGGAAAATGTAAAAAATATATTTCAGAATATAGCACAAGGTTTAGGTAATATTTTTAAAGCACCAATTAATTTTATTATTGATATTATAAATGGATTTATCAAAGGATTAAATAAAATAAAAATACCAAATTGGGTACCAGGTGTTGGTGGAAAAGGTATAAATATAGGATTAATTAAAAAATTAAGAGTTGGTATGGATTATGTTCCATATGACGAAATGCCAGCACTTCTTCATAAAGGAGAAAGGGTGTTAACTTCAGATGAAAACAAAGAATTTATCCAACAACAAAAAGAACCAAAAGAAGAAAAGCAAGTAATTTATAACAATAATATTAATATTGAAAAATTAGAAGTGAGAAAAGATGATGATATTGAACAAATAGCTAAAGAATTATTTTTCTTAATGAAAAAGGAGGTAAATGTATAATGGAAACATTTAAATTTAAAAATGTTAATTCAAATGATTTAGGAATTATCGTTAAAGAAATGCCTCCAATAATTCGAGCTGAAAGAAATATAGAATCTATCGAAATTGCAGGAAGAAATGGAAATCTATATATTGATAACAATACTTATAAAACCAAAAAATATCAAATTAATTGTATTTTAAAGAATTTAGATCATATAGATGAAATTAAATCTTTATATCTTGGCAAGGGTAAATTAGAATTATCAACAGAAGCTAATAGAGAATATGATGCAGTAATTAGTAATAAAATAGATATATCTAAATATTTGCAATATTTAAAAGAATTTCCTTTGGAGTTTGAAGTAAATCCAATTGCTTATTCTATTAACGAAAAGATAATTGAAATAACAAAATCTCAAAATATTAGTATTGATGGAAATACTAATGCTAAATTAACTTTTATTGTTTTTGGAATCGGTACTATAACTATTAACAATATACCTGTTACAGTTACTGAATCTGAAGTAGTCATAGATTGTGATCTTATGAATTGTACTAAAAATAATATGAATAAAAATGATAAAGTTGACTTAGAAGAATTTCCATATTTAAAAAATGGAGAAAATGCTATAACTCTTGGAAGTGGAATAACAAAAATCAAAATAATTTATAAGGAGGGATGGCTATGATAACTATTTATAGTAAAAACATTCCTCTTTTTATAGAAAATTTTAAAAATTTAGGTTATGGAGTGTTAAAAGATTTTACTGAAGAACCTAAAATAACGGAAGTTTTAAATGCAGAATATAATCTTGAATTTAAATATGTGAAAAATGGATTTAATAGCGAATATTTAATTGAACAAAACATTATTAAAGCAAATGGTCAATTATTTAGAATTTGGCATATAAAAAAAGAATTGAATAGTATTTATATACTTGCAAAACACATCATATTTGATTTACAAAAAAACTTTGTCGAAGATACATATCCACAAAATAAAACAGGACATGAAGCATTAGAATGGGTATTAAACAATACTCAATATCCTAATAATTTTTCAGTAAGTGGTAATACTGTAAAGATAGAATCAGCGAGATATGTTAGAAAAAATCCAATTGAAATAATATATGGTAGTGATAATTCGATTTTAAAAAGATTTGGTGGAGAATTAGAAATAGATAATTTTCACATTAAATTATTAGAAAAAAGAGGCAGTAGTAATAAATTATTTTTAAGACAAGGTAAAAATATTGTTGGTGCTACATATAACTTAGATTTATCTACAGTAGCAACACGAATTATTCCTCAAGGTAAAGACGGTTTATTTTTACCAGAAAAATATATTGATAGCTCATTTATTAATAATTATTTTAATCCATTTATTTATAAACTAGATTTAACAGATATTGGAGTAGATGAAGAAACTTCTCAAGAAGAAGCATTTCAAAAAATGAGAGAGACAGTATTGGAAATGTATAAAAATGGTATAGATAAACCAAAAATATCTGTCGAAATTGATTTTATAGAACTTTCAAAGACAGAAGAATATCAAAATTATTCTAATTTAGAAACTGCACACTTAGGAGATACTGTAAATTGTTATATTCCAACTTTTAATTTAAATATTGAAACAAGAATTGTAAAAACTATTTATAATTGTTTAAAAAAAAGAATAGAAAAACTTGAACTTGGATCAGTACAACCTAATTTTGTTAGAACTACAGTAGAAAATAAAACTGAAGTAAAAAATTTTATGGATGAAGTAAATCCAATAAATATTTTATCTCAAGCTAAAGAAGATGCTTCTAAATTATTAAAACATCCATTCAAAGGATATATATCAATTAATGAAAATACTGGAGAAATGTATTTAATGGATACTCCTGATATAAATCAAGCTCAAAAAGTATGGAAATTTGGGTTAGGTGGGATTGGATATTCGAAAACTGGTATTAACGGAACTTATGAAACTGCAATTACTTCAAATGGAGAAATAGTAGCAGATTTTATAAAAACAGGACAATTAAATACATCTGTTATATCGGGATATTCAAAATTACAGAACCAAGTTACACAATTAAAATTTAATGTTGATAGTATTCAAAGTCAAGTTATTAATAACATTAATCTAAGTAAAGAAATAACGAAAAAAGGAACTTTTATTGCAAACAAAGCAATTGAGAAAGAAGCTTTAGAATTTAAATTATATGGAAGTCAAGAAATTTTCAACAATATTTATCCAGGTGATTATATATATCCGTCTATTGATTTAAAATTAGGAGGTTTAAAAAATGATTTATACAATTGAAATATCACAAGGTGATAATAAAAGAGAATATAGTATTGAATTATCTAGACCTCTATTATTTCTTGGTAGTATTAGTGATGAAATCGTTATTATTGGTGGTCAGGCAGTATTATATAGAAAAATAGGAATTAGTAAATATGGAAAATCATATCTTCTTGATACTCCATTAACTGAAGAATTGATAAATGGGTCACAAACAAGAATTGAATTATTTGATGGAGATAATCAAATAAAAATAATTGGTAGTACAGGTAAATCATATATTAAATATCTTCTAAAAAATGACTTTAATGAAACTTTTGCTACAAAAATAGAATTATCAACATCTATTACTCAAACTAATGAAAAAATAATTTTAGAGGCCTCTAAAAAAGTTGGAACAAATGAAATAATTTCAAGAATCAATCAAAGCCCTGAAGCAATAGTTATAAGTGCTAATAAAATATCACTTGCTGGAAAAACAATAAATTTAACAAGTGACAATATATCTATTAATTCTAATAATTTTAGAGTCAATGAACAAGGGGATTTATGGGCTAATAATGGTACTTTTAGTGGTGTTATCAATGGTTCGACAATAAATGGTGGAATAGTAAGAGGTGGAACTATTATTGGAGGTAATATTAATGGTTCATCTGTATCAGGAGGTACTTTAAATGTTGGATCTAATGGAGGATATATTAGGTGTGGAATAGGTTATACACATCCAAATGTGTCGGGTTTAAATGTATCAGGAGGATATGGGATTAATATAAATGGTGTAGGTTTTAATGTATCAGATAATATATTTAAATTTTCAAATGGAGTACAATCATATGATTTAAAATCAATTGGTGGTGCTGTTTGGTGTAATAGAATCACTTGTTCTCATGGAAATCCAATAAATATTTTATCTGGTGGTGCAAGTGGTAATGCTAGTGGTGGAGGAATGCTTTTAAGAACTGGAAGTGGTCATATTACATTAGATGCTGCAAATGGTGGAGGAAATGTATATGCTGCTGGTATGGGAGCATCTAGTTCAAAGGTTTTAACTAATTCAGGTCAAGCATCATCTAAAAATACTAAAAAAAATTTTATAAAATTTAACAATGATAAGTATCAAAAAGCATTAAAAATATTAAGAGAAATAAATATTTATGATTATGAATATAAATATAAATTATATCAAAATAATCAAAAATATGGATTTATAATTGATGAAATAGAAAAACTTGATAATTATAATGAATTTTTTGATTTTTATAAAGAAAAAGCATTAGTTAATAAAGACAAAACTTTAGATTTTGCTGTAACAAATGATTATGATATTGAAGTCAAAAAATATGATAGCGATGTGTTAGATAAATATATGCTAACTTGTTTGAAAGGAATGCAACAGGAAATAGATTCTTTAAAAAAAGAAATAAAAATGTTGAAAGGAGGAAAAAATGGCGATTGATATTGTATGGAAAGATCGAAAACTTGTTAATCCCAGAAAAATAAAATTAAAAAACATAGTAACAGAAGAAGTTATAGATTATGAAATTCAAGACGATTTAGAAAATGTTATAGAGGAAAGCGATACTCCTATTAACGCAACAACACTTAATATTATGACAACATCAATAAATAAACAAATGAATAGTTTTGCTAATTTTACTGCAGAAATTAATGAAAGTTTAAATACTTTTAAAACAACAAAAGAAAGTGAATTAAACGAATGGAAAGAAAATTATAAAACAGAGTTTCAAAATGAATTGAGTAATTTAGGTAGTAATTATCTGCAAGTAATTGCAGTTGAAGAATATGAAGTTGAATAAGGAGGAAAAAATGAAAAAAATATTGACAGAACTTTTTGGAAAGTTCAGCATTAAACAAACAAACAAACAAACAAACAAACAAACAAACAAACAAACAAACAAACAAACAAAGAAAGAAAGGGGGATTATTTACTAATTTCTCTTTCGAGAAAAATCATATTACGAAAGGAGGAAGCATATTATAGCTACCTCCTAAGAGGTAATCTATGTTAGTTAAGTGTGGATTGCTTAAATTATTAGGAAATATAGTATTACCACATCCATATTATCCAGTTGGTAGAATTATATTAACAATGTCTGTTGATGATAATCCTAATACAATATATAAGGGACAAAGTTGGTCCTTAATAGCTAAAGGAAAAACTTTGGTTGGTGTAGATGAGGATGATAATGATTTCAATGAAGTTAATAAAATTGGAGGAGAAAAAACTCATAAATTAACCATAGATGAAATGCCAGCTCATAATCATGAGCTTTATTATCCAGTTGTTGGTGGTGTTTCGAATGTAAGCGGTTATCAGTGGGGTCAAAATATGAGTAATTGGGGTGGAGGTCCAACAAAGCAAACTGGGGGCAGTCAAGCTCATAACAATATGCCACCATATATAACCTGTTATATATGGCAAAGAACAGCTTAACTAATAAATATGCTATAAATAAATGAAAATAGCAAGGTTGAATTCAAAAATACTAACTGAAGATATTTATAAAAAAATATCAGATGATAAAATCACATTATTAGATACATATATTAATAATTTAATTAAAGAAAAAATGAAAACTAAAGATATATTGAGAGTAGGGCTAACTAATGACCAAAATTTGCAAAATAATCAAAAAATAGCCTTAAATAAAATCCAATTTAATGGAGTTAATTCTAATCAACTAATTCATTATGATGATGGAATAAAAATAGGCGAAGGGGTATCCAAGGTAAAAATAACAGCTTGTATATTTCATACTAAAACAGGTGGAATGGATTATTGTTGGGATAGTATTAAGAAAAATGGAATAGATATAGCTATAAACATTGGTGGTTATGGTACCAGTGGGTATGGATCGTGTAGTTTTCCAACTTTAACAATAGATGTAAAAAAAGATGACGTAATCACATTATCTGTACTAGAACAAACCTTAGTACGTAGTGGTGGTAATACTTGGTTAGAAGTAGCAGTATTAGAGTAATATGATTTAAAGTAAATAAAAAATTATATGATAGTAAAAACGATAGAACCTATATTATCAGAAAACATATACAAGAAATTACCAGAAAATAAAATTATTAAAATAGATGATTATATTTATATTAATAATAAAAAACAAGTAGCAACAGCTACTTTAAATCAAAGATACAATCATCAACATTTAGTTGCGTGGAAGCCAGCTAAAATTAATTTAACTAAATTTAAAACAACAAGTTCAAAATTACAATTTGAAAACAATCAAATAAAAATTGGTAAAGGTATTGCAAAAGTATTAGTTAGTGGTCAAATAGCATTTTGGAAAGGTAATAATCCAGCTCTTGATTTTGTACAAGCAGATATTTTATTGAATGGGATATCAAACACATTTTGTACGATAATACAAAATGATGTTTATCAAATATCATGTGTATTAACTCCTATTTTATTGGAAGTGAAAGAAAATGATTTGATTGGATTAGGAACTTCATTTGGATCTAAACTACAAACTTTTGGAGTACTAGAAAATGGAACATATTTAACTGTAGAAGTAATTGAATAGAAAGGAAATAAATATGGAATTAAAAATATTAATTGGTATTTTGGGAAGTATTTTGGGAAGTATTTTTGGATATTTAGCATTTAAAAGGAATTATACCAATGATCTTAAAGCAGACACGAAAGAAGCTACCCAACAAAAAGTAGAGGTTAATACTAAATTAGACATACTATTAAGCAATAATAGTGAACTGAAAGTGGGTTTTAAAGAATTAGATAAAAAATTAGACACTTTCAAAGATGATGTTAATGTTAGACTAACTCGGCTTGAAGAAACAGGAAAACATTTTAATGAAAGATTAGAAATAGTTGAAAAGAGGGGAGGTAGAAAATGAAAAAAGCATGGAACGATATAAAATCGTTTGTAACTATAATAATGTCAATAGCATTTGTAGTACTAACTTTTCTTAAAGTAGTTAGTGGCGAACAATTTTATAGTTTATTTCAGATAGTTATTGCTTTCTATTTTGGAACGCAATATCAAAAAAATGATGAAAAAATTAAAAATATAGAAAATAAGGAGGAAAAATAAAATGGAAGAAAAAAGCATAATTTTAGACGAAAATGTAGAATTAACAGAAGAAGAATTAAAAGAATTGACAGAAATAAATTTAGAAGAACTAGAAAACAATAAAGGAGATGAAGAAAATGAGAGGTAGTTCATTAAAAATAGCTGAATATCCAGCTCATAAAAATAACTATACAGTTGGAAGACAAGGATCATCAATAAAAGAAATAACAATTCATCATATGGCGGGTAGACTAACGGCAAGAGTATGTGCTTCAATATTTCAAAATCCTAACAGAAGAGCTTCTAGTCATTATGGAATAGGCTATGATGGAGAAATAGCTCAATATGTGGATGAAGATAATACATCTTATTGCAATAGTAATTGGGAAAGCAATAAAAGAGCAATTACAATAGAAACTGCTAATAGTAAAAATGGAGAACCTTGGGAAGTTTCAGACGCTAGTATTAGTTCATTAATTAAATTAGTAGCAGACATCGCTAAAAGAAATAATATAGGTACTTTAGTAAAAGGTAAAAATCTTACTTGGCATTCTATGTATGCTAACACTAATTGTCCAGGACAATATTTGTTTAGCAAATTTGAGTATATAATTAATGAAGCAAATAAATTAATAGATGGGGTTAAACCAGCATCAATTGAAGTTTTTCCAGGTATAGCAGATGAAGAACTAGCTAGAAGAGTTTGGTTAGGTGAATTTGGTAATGGTGAAGAAAGAAAAGCAAAATTAGGTAATAGATATGATTCAGTTCAAAATCTTGTAAATCAAGGAATAGGTAAACCTACTACTTCTCCTTTACCACCACAACAAAATAATGATGAAGATTTGCTACTGCTTGTTAAAAAGACAATTAGAGGTGATTTTGGTAATGGACAAGCTCGTAAAAACTTATTAGGTAGTCAATATGAAGAAGTTCAAAGACAAGTTAACGCTAATATTAATGCAGGATTAACTAGATGGGACAATATTAGATTATTTTAAAAAAAGTTAGGTTTTATTTACCTAACTTTTTATATTCTTCTGTAATTTTGAATATGATGTACTCTCTTAAACTAATTTTTTTTGATTTTAATACTTTTTCAACTAATTTCCACTCTTCAGATCTAAACTTAACTTCTTTCCTAATATAATTTTTTTTAATATAATTGGTAATATACTTTGTTTGGTTAAATGGTTCTTTCATTGACTTTCTCCTTTTTTTATAATATAATGTAAGGGAGTTAAGAAATTTTATCGGTAGTTCTTTAGAATTTCTTTTAACTCTTTTTTTAACTCTTTTTTAAGTTTATTATTTCCATTGTTTATTTCTTCAAGTTCTAATATTTTTATAACTAGAGTTATTATTTTTTTATTCATATCCACCTCCTTTCTCTCCAGATTGGAGGTTTTTATTTATCCTTTTCTCCCTTACATATTAATAATACTACATAAGTCGGCTAATGTCAACGATTTTTAATAAAAAATAAAATTATTTTTAGGTCTTAATTAGGTCTTATATTAGTAAAAATATATAAAATAATTTTAAAGATTTTTAATTAGATATGTATATAATACAAAGAGAAACAAAGTATATCATATTGTAAAAAAAATACTTGTAAATATAATTTTAATTATATCTATTTTAATAATAATGGTTAGTATTAATAATTGTTATAAAAAAGAAGAAAAAAATTTAATCTTTGTAATTAAAAGAACTTTTTTGTTAATGTTAATATTTCTATTATTAATTTTAATGAAGATACTTATTGATAAAGAAATTTTAGATTGTAAAAAAAATATAGATTTACAAAACAAAAAAAATACTTGTGTTTATTTTCAAGAAGATTATCAAAAATATAAATATGGTGATATAAAAGGTGCAAATATAAAAAATTATGGATGTGCACCTACTTCTGCTGCTATAGTATTATGTACTATGTTAAACGATAATAGTTATGAACCAATTAGAGTTACTAAGGATATTTGTGATATGAATGGGTGTACTAATATGGGAACTAATATGAATGTTTTAATTAAATATTTAAATTCAAAAGGACTTAAAACAGTAGTTAATGACATGTATTATAAAATAGGTAACTTTAATCACGAACAAGCAGAAAAAGATATTTATAATGCTTTAAAAGAAGAAAAAATAGTGATTTTACATATTCTTAATCATTATTTTGTTATTAATGGTTCAGAAAAAGGAAAATTAAAAATAATTCAAGTTGGTGATAAGGAACAAAGTAAAGGTCTTTATAGTTATAAAGAATTAAAAGAAATGGTAGAAACTATAAAGACAATAAAAAAAGAAAAAAGTTATATACAAGGATATATAATAGTATCTAGATAGGAGAAAAAATGAATTATACACTTCCAATATTTTTAGCACTTGTAACATTTATGTTCATAGCATTTGTTTTATCTATTCCATATATGATATATCAATATTTTAAATATGGATCTATAGAGATTATTAAAACATTAATATTTTTCTCTTTTATATTTTACTTAATATCCGCATATTATTTAGTAATACTTCCTTTACCAAATCAAGCTACTTTTGAAAAGATAAAAGGACCATATGTTCAATTAGAACTATTTAATTTTGTAAAAGATTTTTTTAAATATACAGTTTTAAAAGTTAATGATATAAAAACTTATTTACCCGCGTTAAAACAAAATGTAGTATTACAACCATTATTTAATATATTTTTAACAGTACCTCTTGGTATTTATATAAGATTTTATAAAAAAGATAAAAGACTTTTTAATATAGTTATAATATCTTTTTTAATGTCTTTATTTTATGAACTGACTCAATTATCTGGTCTTTATTTTATATATCCACATCCATATAGATTATTTGATGTAGATGATTTGTTATTAAATACATTTGGTGGAGTTTTTGGTTATTTAATAGCACCATTTATTTTGCAGTTTATTCCAAGTATAGAAGAATTAAAAGAAAAAGCTATAAAAAAATCTAAGCATGTTAGTTTGTTAAGGAGATTATTAGCGTTTGTTATGGATTATATATTTGTATATTTTATATATATAATAGTATCTATAATTTTTAAAATTAAGTTTAATTCATATATATTTATTGTAATGTTAACTATTTATTTTATAATAGTTCCTTTAGTTTTTAAAAATTCTACACTTGCTATGAAAATAGTTCATTTAAAAATAACAAGCGATAATAAATTAACAATTTTAAAAATGATTAAAAGAGTAGTAATGATGAGTTTTGTATTATTTATAATACCTAGAATAAGTGAAATTTTTTATGTAGTAGAAAATACTAATCACTTTGTTTATGGATTCTTCTTCTTTGCTAATTTCTTTTATATGTTTATATTTTTTATATATTATATTTATATAATAATAAAAAAAGATTTAATATTTTATGAAAAATTTTCAGATACTTATGTTATATCTACATTAAAAAACTAGAGTTTATAATAAACTCTAGTTTTAGTGTATAAATGAACTTACTAGTCCTAGAATAATTGAACCAAGCATAACTATGATAAAAATCCAGGACATAATTTTAATAATTTTTTTAAACATTTTAATTACCTCTTGTTAATTATACATTATTTTTAAAATATTTAATAATATTAATGCTATATATAAGATAATTTTATTTTTACTTTATAAAAATAATCTTAAAATATTGCTGATAACATGATTTGTATTTTATTAAAAAATTATAACTTTGTTCATTATGTTATTATATAATAAAAATAAATTATTTTAGAAAATAAAAAAATATAATTTGATATGTAAAACAATGATGATTAATATTTTAAATTACAATAAATTTGTTATTAAATGTGAAAAAAATAATAATTATGAGGTGTGTTCTAATGATTGTAAATAATTTAAGTTATCAAATAAATGGTAAAACTGTAATAGATAATATTTCTTTTGTGCTATCAAATAAAAATAAAGTTGGTTTAGTAGGAGAAAATGGAAGTGGAAAAACAACCATTTTAAAAATACTTTCAAGTCATTTGAAAGATTATACCGGAAATGTAAATAATGAAAGTGAAACTATAGCATATTTAAAACAAGAGATAGAAAAAAAATATAATGATTTAACTGTATTTGAATATGTAAAACAAGAAATCGGATTAAAAAAATTAGAAGAAAAATTAAAAATACTAGAAAATAATTTATCAGAAAAAAATATGGATGAATATGGAGAAGTATTAAATGAATTTTTATTACTTGACGGTTATTCTATAGAAAATAATTTAAAAGAAATATTAAACGGTTTGAATTTTAAAAAAAATTTGTCTACAAAAATCTCAACTTTGTCAGGAGGAGAAAAAATTAAAATTTTATTGTCGGTTGTTCTTTTAAAAAATGCTGATATATTATTACTAGATGAACCTACTAATAATTTGGATTTAGAGTCAATTATGTGGTTAGAACAAAAACTTAAAAATTCTAATAAAAAAATGATAATAATTTCACATGATGAAACATTTTTAAATAATATAGTTAACAAGATATTTGAATTATCTAAAGGAAATTTAAAAGAATATAATTTAAAATATGAAGAATATTTGAAAGAAAAAAATATTGAGTATGAAAAAGAAAAATCAAAATATGAAGAACTCAAAGAGAAAAGAAAAAATCTTAAGAAACAACTTCAAAAAGCAAAAGAATGGGTTAATGGTATAAATAATAAGAAAGCTCATAATGATAATGATAAATTAGCAAATAATTATCAAAAAGAAAAAACTAATATGGGAAATATTTCTAAATTATCAAAAAAATTAGAAAATATAGAAATTCCAATATTTGAAGAAAAGAAACCAATATCATTATTTTTTAATTTTGATGATATTAAAGGTAATAAAGATATATCAATAGAAAATTTAGTTTGTGGATATGATAATTTCAAAACATCTAAAATAAATATGTATATTCCTTTTGGTACTAAAGTTTCAATTGAAGGAGAAAATGGAAGTGGAAAAACAACTTTTTTAAAAACTATATTAGGTATTGAAAGTCCTTTAGAAGGTAATTTAAAAATTGGTAATTCTGTTAAATTAGGTTATATATCACAAAATACTTTAGAAAATGTAGAAGATGAAGAAACTATAATTACATATTTATTAAAAAACAATTCTAAAAAAGATAAATCACAAGTTTTTTCAATTTTAGATAAATTTGATATTGATTATGAAGATAGAGATAAAGTGTATGTTAATTTATCTCCAGGAGAGAGGACTAGAGTAAATATTGCAAGATTAGCAATAGATAATATAAATACAATAATAATGGATGAAGTTACTAATCACTTAGATAAAAAAGCTTTAGATTTAATATATGAATTAATAGAAAAATATGAAGGTACAATAATAAGTGTCTCTCATAACAGAAAATATAATGAATTATTAAATTCTGATATTACTTTAGATATAAAATCTGGTGAAGTTAAACAAAAAATAAAAAAAATAAAATAAAAAACAGAAATTCTTATAATGAATTTCTGTTTTTTTCAACAATTATTATTTGATTAAAATCTAGAGCATTTAATAACTCAATCATTCCATCGTAATCATCAATGCCTATTTCTATTTCTTTACCAGATATTTTGTTATTTATTTTATTATTATTCAAATTTTTATAAGTAATAGTTTTTTCAATATTTGTATTCTTATTCTTAGCCATTCTGATACTGGTTTAGCTTTTAGAAAATTTTTGTGGTGTTTTCTTTCCGTTTTTACCTCCATTTATGTTTTATATTACATTAATTTTTTGGACAATAACATATCAAATAACAATATTTTTATAATTATTAAAATATTTTTAATAATATTATTAATTGTGATAATATAAAAGTGAAATGAAGAAGATAGTAGAAATAGAAAAATTAGATAATTTTGGAAGAGGAATAGCATATTTTAATGATAAAATATGTTTTGTTAAAAATGCTTATCCAAAAGAAAAAGTGGAAATAGAAATAATAAAAGAATATAAAAATTATATAGAAGCAGAATCTAAGAATATAATAACTAAATCAGAAGATAGAATAGATATAGAAAGTCCATTTTTATATTCAGGATTTCCTTTTATGAATTATAAAAGAGAAAAAGAGTTAGAATATAAAGAAAACTTAATAAAAGAATTATTTTCTAAATATACTAATAATATTAAAAATATAGTATATGTAGATAATTTAGATTATAGAAATAAGATTACTGTATTTAAAAATAAAAAAAATATTGGTGTTTTAAAAGAAAATTCTCATGAAATATTAAATGTTTCAAATTTATTATTTGTAAATAAGAGAATTAAAGAAGAATATAATTTAATAAAAAATGAACAATTTAATAAATTAATGATTAGAACTAATGGTAAAGATGTAATAAAAATTTATGATGATAAATATAATGATGATTATTTAATCGATACACTTTTAAATTATAAATTTAAGATAAGAACTAAGTCTTTTTATCAAGTTAATAAAGAAATATGTGAGAAATTATATTTGAAAATTAAAGAATATTTAAATAAAGAAGATAAAGTATTAGATTTATATTCTGGTATATCTACTATAAGTATATGTATAAGTGATAAAGTAAAAGAAGTAGTAGGAGTAGAGATAAATAAAAGTTCATATTTAGATAGTATTGATAATATTAAGATGAATAATATATCTAATGTTAAATCATATAATATGGATGTTATAAATTACTTAGATAACTATAAGGATTTTAATATTATAATAGTAGATCCTCCAAGAAAGGGATTGGATAAGAAGCTAATAAATTATTTAAATAGTGATAAGTTAATTTATATATCTTGTAATCAAATTACTTTAAAAAGAGATTTAGAATTATTAAAAGATAGATATAAAGTAGTAGAAATAACACCATTTGATATGTTTAGTAGAACGGCACATACTGAGGCAGTTACCCTTTTAGTTAAGTCAGGTACTGACGCAAACTAAAAGATGGTACTGCCCACGCGACAGCTGTCCAAGAGCTAGGAGCAAAGCGACATGGCGATTGGAAACAGCGAACCGCTGAGTGTGTAGCTTTGCTAGTGAAAGCCTAGAAAGCTTGGTATGAATCAATAATGAAAAGCCTTGATTGTACGGCTTTTTTGTGTTTTTGTGATAGAATATAGGTAGTTATAATCGACAGCAACTAAGAAGCAGTAAAAATGTTATTCATAAAATAATCAAGAAAAGGGATGATAAAATGACAGAAATTGACAAAAAGAATTTTAAAAATTATCTTTATTATACATTTGGAATTACTTATATAGCTTGGGGGATTCTTGCCATCTTTACTCAATCTCATATTTTAGGATTAGAAACATTTATAGGGAAAATGTTACATATAGTAGGTGCACTTGGTCCGGCTATTGCAAGTGGCTTTTATTTGAAAGGTAATAATATAAAATTTAAACATTTTGTATTTAATAAAAGAAAAAATAGTAGTATTTATTTCATTATTCATTTGTTAGCAATTTTGAT